AAGTCGTTTGAGTATTTTTTCACTGAGATTCTTGAGTTTGAATTTTCATACCATCACGATTGTTGGCTTAAAGGACTTAACGGCAACCGTTACTACTGTGTTAAGGCTTCTCGTGACCACGGCAAATCTGTATTCTTTATGTCGTATGCTCTTTGGTTAGCCGCTTTTACGCCCAATACGCATGTTATGGTTTTTAGTCACTCGTTAGAACAGACACTTGAGCACATGCGATTTATTCGTAATAATATTGAATCAAGTGATATTCTCAAAGGGCTTAAGCCACAAGGAAAACCGTGGGCAAAGTCGTACTTTGAGTTTACTAATGGCTCTCGTATTATGGCAAAGTCAGTTGGTGGTGCTACTCGTGGTTTCCACCCGGATGTCGTTGTGTGTGATGATATTCTATGGGGAACTACGGCTTCCGAACTTCAACGAGCCGCTGATTGGTTCTATACCGTTTTACTTCCTGTTCTTCACCACAGCGGTAGATTGATGATGGTCGGTACACCGTTTAGTTACAACGATTTGTATGCTGAACTTGAAACCAAAGATACCTTTACTGTAGAAACTTATCCGGCTATCAATGCACAAGGTGAAGCACTGTGGCCTGAGCGATGGAATCTTGAAGCCCTCAAACAGCGTGAAAATTCAATGCCTGCGATTAAGTTTGCTCGTGAGTATTTATGTGAGCCAATCCATGATATGTCAAGTATGTTCCCAATGAATTTACTTGAGAGAGCACGAGACCCGAATCTCAAACTCATAGACAAAGCCGAGTATGAATATGACGATAATGGAGAAGCAACTGGTATATTTGGTCAACATTTTATTGGCTATGACCCTGCTATCTCGTCGGATAAAAATGCAGACTACACGGCTATGACGGTGATGCGAATGTTACCGGGCGAAGAGACTAAGCAACTCATTCATAGTGTTCATGAAAAAGGTCTTTCTTCTATGGCACAAAAAAGGACAATGGTTTCATTGAACAATAAATTTCAACCCGATTTGATTGAACTTGAAGGTAATAACTTTCAGCGTATGTTAGAAGCAGAAATGCGTGAAATGGCTGCGGATATGCCAATTAAGATTTTTATGACAACACGAGCCAAGAAAGAATCTATGTTCATGAGTCTACTACTGGCCTTTGAACAAGGGCATATCAAGACACCTTTTGGTGATGAAAAAAGCAAAGAATTTACAAGAACGCTTGAAACCCAGTTAAGTCGTTTTGGAATGCAAAAGAATGGTCGTTTAGAATCTGTGGGTAGTCACGATGACTTGGCCGTGAGTGTGGCTTTGGCAAATTGGGCGACAAAGGAATTCAGGGGCAACATCGTATTACTTGATGATTATCTTGATGGAGTTGATGATTGGTTCGGAGATGTTGACCAAAATCATGTTGCGGGGGCAAGTTGGTTTACGATATGATTAAGTGACACCAAAAGTTGGGGTAGAATGATGTGGCCGAGTTTGTCTGTTGGGAACTTCACCGAAGTTGTTGATATGGAGAATGATGTTCTCACTACCATCGCTTCCAGTCTAACATCTCATCCTCGTGTTGATGCGACCATCGCTAAATCAATCGCCTCCCAATCAATGATTTTTACAGAAAATAATACTCCAAAGCCGCAATATGCACCTTTTTCACCTACTGGAGATGGTTGGTTTGAAGATAAAATTGGTAAAAGTGCCAGTGAAATTATCAAAGATTTGAGGAAGGCACGACGAGTATTCAAAGAAGATAAAGATGAAATTGATAGCATCATCTCAAGTGTACGAGCACTTAAAAGTGCGGAAGTTGACGCAACGCTTAGTCGTTTATCGTGGTCAGAGCCTTATCAAGAAACGATGAGGAAAATGGGATTGAGTGATAAAGATTTGAGAGCCTTGCGGTTATTTGGTGAAACTCGTAAATCCGGCATTATGCGAGCGTGTAATACATGGGATAGCGCAGAAGATGCCCTCTCTAAGTTAGATGATTTCCAAGATGTATGGGGCGAAGAAGAAAAATTAGCATGGGTCGGTGCTATGCAACAAAAACAAGATGCGAGAAAGATGTGGAAAACAGCCTTGCATCAATTTGATACGCTTTCCAAAGAACAACAGAAATGGCTACATCTTGCTAAGGAAGAGATTGAAGATAAGGGTGCAATGTCAGCAAGAGCCATTACGAGTAACCTTATTGAAAAAGGCGTACCAAGATTAAATTCAAACCGACTTTCAAAACTACTTACCATGTATGGAGAGGAAATCAATATCATCAAAGGACATCGTAAGGGTGAATTTATGACGCTCAACCGTGATGGCCTTATCATCAAAGATACATGGTCATATGCAGCCGGTTTCCTTGATGCTGATGGTTATATCACAATTACTGAGCGTGGTGAGCCACGAGCAGGCTTTATTGCTACAGGTGACAGAGGTAGAATGCACTGTGAAGAATTGCACAAAACTATCGGTGCTGGTGTGTTACAGTTAGACCAAAAAGTGTTCAAAGATGGTCAACGAAGCCAACACCGTGTCAGTTTTTATTCCAAAGATGATTTAACAAAACTACTCAGTAACATTACACCACATCTCCGTATGAAAGATATGCAAGCAAAAGCGGTCATTGCTTACATTAATGAATCCGACCCCATCCGTAAAAATCAATTAAAACGGTTTGTCCAATTTTCAAATCGTGATGGAACGGTTAAAGGCGAGGAGTCGCTGCGAGAGTGGGGAGTAGACCGTGATACAGTCATCAGTTGGGCGGAGGCATTGTAATGGCAGAAAAGGGTAGAGTAGGTAAATTGCTTGAATCAATCGGTAGTCCGTTCCGTAGAAGAACAACTCCCGAACCACAGATGCCGTTATGGACAACGGGTATTCAAGAGCCTGTGCTTGTTCAAGGTATTACTATCCCTGCTCTTTACTCAGTAGCCAATGAAAATTTGATTTTAAGAACAGTCTTGAGCACATTGCAACAGGAGATTTTTCGCAGAGGTTATTATTGGGAAAAGAAATTCCAAAAGAAATGTACAGCCTGTGATGCAGAATTCAAACACGATGTTGACGAATGTAAAGACTGTGGCAGTATGGATTTGATTGAGCCTGACCCAAATCAACTGGTGTATGCAAAGTGGCTCTTAGACCAACGGAATTCAATGGAACAGACTTTCATGGATGTGTTAAGAGAAATAGAATACGACTTAAACATCACCGACGATGCGTTCCTTATTCTTATCAAAGAATATTACATAGACCCTGAAACGAATGAAATGGCGTTTTACCGTGTCAAAGAAGTGGTAAGAGGTGACCCTATCTTTATGCGAATCATTGCAGATAAGCGTGGTGTAAGAGGTGGTCGCTTCCGTGTATGTCCGGTTCATCGTACCGAAGTCAAATCATATTCGGAAGAGGATAAGTCATGCCCGACTTGTGGATTTGATATGGAAGATGTTCACCATGTCAATACAGCAGGGAGTGGTAAAACGCAGTATTACTTGAAAGGAGAAGTTATCCATGTCAGTAAATACCAACCTTCTAAATTGTATGGCCGAAGTCCAGTATCAACTCTTTGGCGACAAGCCATGACACTTACTGCGATGGACAATTACATGTACACGGCTTATTCAAAGCGTAGAATCCCACGAGGTATCTTGAGCATTACAACAGAAAATCTTGAATCAATGAAAGCGTTTTGGAAAGCCACTGATGAAAAACTTGAGCGTGACCCACATTACATTCCTAAAATCGCTACAGAAGGTAATGGAAAAGGCGGTGTGAATTGGGTTAAGTTGATGGATAGCCTTGAAGAAATGCAATACATACCTGCTCGTGATGAAATGAGGCAACGGATTGCTGCGTTCTATGGTGTGTCTAATGTCTTTATGATGGACACAGGTAAGTCAGGTGGTCTTAACAACGAAGGTATGCAAATACTTGTCACTAACCGAGCCGTTGAGTTTGGGCATAAAGTCTACACAAAACATTTGTTTCCTCGCTTAACAGAGCAAATGGACATCAGCGATTGGGAATTGACACTTTATCCAAACGAAGAAGAAGATGAAGTTACACGCCTTCGTCGTGATGAGATGGAAGTCAACATTGCACAGCGTATGATGATGATGGGTTATCAACCGACGCTTGTTGAAGATTCAAATCGTGATATTCGTTTTATTTACAAACAACCTGACCCAGCGCAACAACCACCGATGCCACCTCAAGGCGGTATGCCGATGGGCGGTATGCAAATGGGCGGTGGTATGGGAACGCCCGGTGCATTACCAAGTCGCAACATTCCTCCGGCCTTAGCCGCTCAAATGGGTAGGCAAGCCCAAGTTCCCGGTATGGCGAATCCCGGTGGAGAAGGTTTTGGAATGAGAAATAGAGGCCCAGCAAGTCCTCAAAATAGAACCAGTATGGGTGCAGGCGCACCGTTTTCAAGCGTTCAGCAAAATGGCGCACCAATGGGTGGCATAGAGCAAGCAGCGCAGGGAATTATTAACGCACGAAACATACGGGGCGCTTAGGAAGTTTAAAGTCAAGTAGAGTAGTGGGGAATTGTAATGGACTTGAAGAAGTTAGACCCGATGGCACGAAAAATGCGCTCTCATGTTGATGAGTTTTACAAGGCGCTTGAAAGTCAAGATGGTGTGTCAGCAAGAACACACATCAATGAAATCATGAAATATGCTGACTATCTTAGTCAAGACATTGAGGCTACTGTTATCAAATCGGATAAGATGGCCGGAGTCAATGATATTTACGCAGGTGGCGTTCCAATCCGCAAAATGAACGAAGTGCAGAATATTCACACTGCTACTGAAAATATCTTGCCCGGAACGATTCGCACTGCTCGCTTTGGTAACCTTAACCGAAGGTTGAACAACCGAACACTGTGAGGTGAAACTGTGACAGAAGAGAGAGACAATGTTGCAGAACGATTGATGAGTGCTTTGATTACAAAGATGGAATCAATGGATGCAGGTCTAAAGGATTTACAAGCAGAAAACCGAGAACTCAAAAAGATGCTCGCCAATCCTTCTAACATGCTAAGAAAGGCAGGTTTTGTTGTGGCTGCTACTCAGCGACCTCAAGACATTCTACACGATGGGCTTAGAGAAGATTTTGACAATCGTATCTTAAAGACTCAAGATGGTTCGTCTATCAGCGTACCACAAACAAATGCAGACTTCCACAATATGGATTGGTCGGAGATTCATGCATTGGCAGAGCAAGCCAAAGAATCGGGCGCAATCGGTAACCCAATGGGAATGGAGTGATAAACATGAGACCACGATTTGAGCAAGCAAATGACAAAGTGTATGAATTACTAAAGGCTGCTAAGGATTTAGAAGGCCGTATTGCTAAGAAAGAAGGCTCTCAGCCGGATTACAGTGGTCAAAAAGAAGGCTCAACTCAAGGTAGTGCTCGTTTTGAAATTCAACCTGCCGGTGTTCCTAACCAATATTATAGCACAAACAATACCATCCCCGAAGTAGAAGATGTGAAGAACGCAGGCGCAATCTCCGAATCAAGCAATGTGCTTGATAAGAACCCATACTATCCAACTGCATTTAGCACGACTGGTGCTTTAGAGAATACCGCAGGCGGTGACGGCCCAACAATGACCGATTTGAAAAAGTCTGTAGACCGACTTTCCAGCCGTTTGCTTTGAACGGCTGGTGATTATAATGCGTGAAGGGCCATTAGAAACTCTTGACAGACATCGTAATACATTTACGAAGTCTCTCATAGATGGTATTGGTAAATTTGACGCAGGTGCTGACTTTTACTTTGCAGCCATTAGTGCTGAGCGAAATGGTTACATTTTGAGTAAAAGCGATGAAGCCCTCCTTAATATGTTTAATTCGGTTATTAAGAAAGAAGATGATGCCCCAGTTACTTCTTCTAATTTTGTTGACCTTGAAAGGGAAGCAGAACAGGGTCAATTAATGGCGCAAGGAACAAGTGAGCAAGGTATGGGTACTGCTTTGGCCCAAACAGGTGGGATTAATTTATCCGATAACCCCAGTTATGATGAGGAGAGAGTTATACCTCCGATGCCCGGTCAATCACTTGCGGGTAGACAGATGAGAATGAGTGAAGGTGAAGCGAGTGACCCTTATGCTTTTCATAATTTTCTTGGCTCGGATATGAATCCACTACATGGCGAAATGCATAACATTGTTGGAAATTTCTACCATGATGAAGATGGATTTTCTCAAAGTGAAAAAGATGCTGAAAAAGAATCCCGCTGGGAATCGCATGTGGGTGATGAACTAAACCCTGCTAAGTTTTTATTAAACGATTCTTTTTATCAAAAGTTAGATACAGAGCATGGCACAAACCATGCACTTTACCTTCATGATTACAACAGTTGGAAAATTAATAATGCAAAAGATGTTGATAACATCACACGGCATTTGGAAGAGCAAGGTGCTGATGAAGAACAAATTGAGCGTGAGTTAAAAAACATACACATTAACCAAAAGAAACAAGAGTGGAAAAGAAATTTAGGCTTAATGGATTACTTGTTTGGATTAGAATGGCTTACTCCACAAGAACGCAATGATTTTTATCAACATTTACAAACAAAGGGAATCAAAGAAGCGTTTAAAACGAACCGTTTTCCTAACAATCCAAATTTCATTCCGAGAACTATTCGTAATTTCCATCAACGCTTTTCTCCATTATACGATATGTGGATTCGGCATCCTGACAGGCCGGGTCATGGGATAGAAACTATGCCAATTGGTTTATCCGAAGAGGCTTCATATGTATCTCCTGAGTTAAACTACCAAGCATTACTTGAGCATCAACCACCCGGTAAAGATGAACGGGCATGGGAAAGAAGCATCTCTCATTTCAATAGAATGATTGAAGATATGAACACGGTCACTGGTGATAATAAAAGAAATATCCTTCCCAGTGAAGTGCCTTATGTGAATAAGGATGGGAGTATTGATTATGTTCCGTTAGAAAAAAGAGTCACAGTTGGTAAAGATGCCAAAGGTTTGAAAGCAGAAGGTACGCAGAAATACTTTCCCGGTTATGAATCATTAAAATTGCTGCTCGGTATTGATGAGAATCACAATCTTTACCCTCAAGGTCAACACCCAATATGGGGTGAATTATGGGATGGTGGAGAATTCTCTCAAGATGAAGTTGATGAGATTATGAAAAAACGCCAACTCAGTGCTATTACCAATGTCAATTCGGGCAGAGTAGCACGAGCGCATTCACCTATACATTATGGTTTTGCCATGAATCCTGATTCATACGATTATCTTGATGATAACGAAACGGCTTCTACTTATTGGCATTTACCATTTGTAGGAAAAGGTGGTCTTGCTAAAAATCCAAATGAATTGTATAATCTACTTCACCACCATAGTCTACTTTACCGTAAAAAAGAACAAGCGAAAAAAGAACCATCTTTTGATGTAAGTGGATATTATGGTCAAGATTTTATTCCCGAAGAGGAAGAAGAGCAAGAAGATTTAGAATACGAACCTCATATAGAAAATAACCAAGAACATAGTTTACTTTTCACAAGAACACCGAATAATATTTCAGTGCGAAGTAAATTAGGAGATATACGGGGTGATTATGAACAATACGGTGAATTATTGGACATAGGTATGTTACCTTATCTTGCACCGTTTGGTCAAAAAGAATCCCAACTCTTTAGTCAAAGAAGTAAGGGTAAAGAAGTAAGAGCAGCAGTATCGGCCAGCGACCCGATGTTAAGAGATTCTGCTTCGTTACTCAACCCTCACAATGTGCATATGTCAAGTCGCATAAAGGGATTAAAAGGTCAAAATGCACAATTTGCACGACACGCTTCTACAGTTGATTCGGCTGATAATAATGAAATGTACAAATTATATCATAATGCTCGCTCTACGGGGGAATTTAGCGACCTGCATCATAAAATTTTACAAGGTGAGGGTTTTGGAAATCTACGAGTTGCTCATCCTTTTGTTGGCAAAGGTAGTTCCGGTGATGATGAATCAATGGAAGCACAAAGCGCCCATTCTTATCACAATATTGGCACAATGTTAGGTTTTGCACAACCACCGATGAATCCACAAAGAGATGTGTTAAACATCAATGCTGGCAATATCAATCCTACTTTGGCTTATCATAAAGAGGACTTTTTACCATTAAGAAGTACAAAACAAGGTGTAAGTCAAACTGATGAAGAAAATGAATTAAAACAGTTAGATGAGCAATTTGAAAGAGATATGGCGATTGCGCCTTCCGATGATGTCAAGGATTTACTTGAAGAAGAATATCAGCGAAGGAGAGCACGAATTCAACAACGATTTAAGCGCACATGGCATACGCCTTCGGAGTCATTAGCAGGGGGAGGGTTTGCCGATAAACTAAATCCAAGTGGTGAGGTCACACCTGTTCTTAGTACGCAGCCTCTTAGTGGAACAACAGAATATGGTGAGATAACAAATGAATACGAAGAGGCAATTGCTCAACTTACTATGTTGGAAGAAAGTAAGGAAATTCGTGAAGAAATCGGTGATGAGCGTGGTGCAAATGCAATTCATAGTCAAATTCAAGAACTTAACAATAAGATTAGTGAACTTGAAAGTCAATTAGAAACTGGAACTATGACAGGGCAACGGTTTAGCCCTGACGGTCATGATTCAACTTTGGAAAACCGACTTGTGGCCGATACAAATGCAATTACAGCAGCAGCAAAGCAACTTAAAGAAATGATTCGCACATCCGACCCTGAGTTGCACGATTTTATCTTTAATCCCAATGCTGACCATGAAACGGCTGAGGCAAACATGAGAATGTTTGCAAAAATGGCAAATGATTATCTCAACACTGTGCCGCATGAACAACATGGTATTCATACACAAGCAATGCAGAATTATACAGAAGAGGGTTTGAGTGGACAAGTTGATGACGGTATTCAAGTTAAACATGCTCTTCAACAGCATCCTCATCACGCTAATTTACAAAGTGGAGACATTGATGGATTCATGACGCAGTTAGGTCTTGACCCTAATGAACACTATGCAAGGAAAACGGTTACTGATTATTTAGAAAACATCCTTGTACCTGAGTTACAACAAGACCCCTCGTTTTCTGCCCCCGTTATGACGATGCGCCAAATTATTCAGCAACGATACCCTGATATGGACATTGACAAAGCACATGAGTCGCTGAAAAAAGACCAGCGTGTGCGTGATACTAATTTCCTTAAAATAGTCAATGCTCTTTACAACAATATTGGTCACAAAAGTAGTGATGAGCGTAATGACAAAATTGGAATTCATCATTTCCTCGCATACAACGCTGACCCAAGACCGAGTAAAAAGCGAGAAAAGCCCGAACAGGATTTACTCCCTTCTGCTGGCGGAAAGGGCATGGCAAAGTATGAAAATGATTATTGGAATGTCAAGCAAAAACTTGATTCTCTTATCACAGACATTCCTTCAATCACTCCACCAAAGGTGGTAACTGAACGAAAGCGTGGTATAAGGCCAGTTCCTGTAGACCAATTCGGTACAGATTCTCACTCTGTGCATAGTCTGTATAATTCAACGGGCTTTGCTCATGAATTCGGTGGATGGTGGCATCCTACTTTTAGATATAAAATGTCAAGAAAGGGTGATGTGCAAATCATACCTGTACCCGAAGGACATCCTCAACTATTAGTTCAACCGTTGGGTAAATTTTGGGAGGCGGTTGCGCCCGAAGAATGGATGACCATGCTTCGCCATCCCGACCATCAAAGTCAGCGAGACCGATTGAACACACAGGAAAAAATGGGCGCTCAATTTAAAACCGACGAATACATGAGTAGTCGTAATATGGATGCTCGTTCTGTTCATAAATCGGATGTCGGATTGGCTGACCTTACCAATCCCGACATTATACGAAAAGAGATTGGTAACAAAGTTCCGATTCTTCAACCCATGCATCGTATTTTTGAATTAAGCGACCTTGAAGAGTTGCGAGGATTCACAGGTGATTGGATTGTGTCTCATATGCCCGAAGGTGAACGAGGGTTTGTGAAAAAGGAAGATGACAAAATTACATGCGATTCCTTTACACTTAGTGACGAAGATAAGGAGAACTTCAAGAAAGTCACAGACAAAGACTACCAAGTTGATGTTATCAAATTAGATGACGGTTACTATATTTTTGATGTCATTAAATTTGGTGATAAAGAAGTGCATAGCGAACCACTTAATGACCGTATCAAAGTCTTACGAGGTGGGATGGAGGGTATTGAAAATATCCATACACCGAGCGCAAGTGATACTCGTTTGACTGATGATGCCGGACTTAAATCAATTGTAGATGATTTGAGTAAGACCTACGATGGACTTTTGTTACGAGATGCTAAGTCAGTGTATATGGTTGGCGAACTCCGCCACCCCAAATGGGTTATGCTCAAGCCCGGTCAAGATGTGGTTTTACGAGTTTTAGAGCGTAGAGGCAGTAGCCCTTACACTTACCGACTTGGAACTGGGCCGATTACTCAAGAAGATAAAATTGGAGATAGAGCCGTAGAATCCGATGGCGAGATATACATGGATGTCGGAGTTGCTTTCAATAGCCCTGAAAAGTTTAACGAAGGTGACCATGTAAGAGTTAGTGCTGCAAATGTAAGTAAGGTAGAAGGTGTTGATAACAATAATATCTACACATTAACAGGCTCTAAGATTATTGGCGAAGCCGAAGGTGAAGGGCTTGTCAGTAGAGAGACTCTTGATTTATTGGCGAAAGCCGAAGATACGCAATGGCTCTGTGAAGTTCAAAGTGCAAAGTCAGGCATTCGCATCAACATGCCTCAAGGAGATGTCGTGTATAAGTGTACACAAAGTGGTCATCAATGGATGGTGCATTCTCCATTAGCCAAGAGTAATTATCTCATCCGCCTTGCTGAAAGTCAACGGCAGTATTGGAGTCCAGTGGCAGGTGCTATGCTCAAAGCAGGTGTAGAAATTGCTGAAAAAGAAGAAGTTCACGAAAGTAAAGGCGACGGTAAACCGCTTATTCAACCCGACAAAGAAGAAAATACTGATTGGTGGAAGCGTAAAGAAAAGCAAAAGGTGCTTGTCAAAGGACTGGTGCTGCTTGATAAATTTATGAAAAGCACCGCTGGTTCTGTCGGTGTTTCTAATGCTGGTGCAAAAGGATTGGCTATAGACTACGCTACTCCTTTAGAATCACCTACAGGTGCAACCAATCTTCATGATGAAAAAACCATGCCTGACTTTGACAACAGAAAGCGACCCGGTGAAGATTCGGACATAGAGCCGAATACAGACGAAGAAAAGCCACCTAAAAGCATCACTGTGCCTATGGAAGAAGGTGTATTAGAAGTCACATCGGACAAAGCCACCTTCCATACTTGATTAAATAGTATGAGCGTTGTCTATAGAACAATGGCTTCCGCAACGACCCTGCGAACTTCCCCTGTCCAGCACAGTGGGAACATCAGCATTGTCAAGTCGGCCAATGACCTTATTATTGCAGGCTACGCATCAGTTGAGATGGTAGACAAGCAAGGCGACCTTATTACACGAGGCGCACTTAGAGATGCATTTGATTCATTTATGAAGGCTGACGGATTCCGTAATGTGCAACTTGCACATTCAAACATTCAAGTTGGAGAAGTTATTCCTAATTACACAGACAGCGAAGGTCGTTTGTGGAAGTCAGGTGTTGACGACGCAGGTATGTTCGTCGTTATCCGACTAAGAGATGACATTGAGAAGGCACGAGAAGTTGCCAATGAAATTCGCAAGGGCGCACTGCGTGGGTTCAGTATTGGAGGACAAGCATTCAAGCGAATGCGAAAGAGTGACCAAGAACACGGTGACTATACTGAAATCTCCAAACTTGAACTTCACGAAGTCACCATTTGTGAAAAAGGTATAAACCCGGAGGCGACATTCCGTATATTGAAGGAGGACACAAATATGAACGAAGATAATGTACTTGGAGAGTTGTCCAGTGTCTTGGACAGATTGAACGGCAGACTTGATGCAATGGAAAAAGGCGAGATGCCTCCTTTCATGCAAGGCAAGAAACCTGACGAAGAAGAAAAGGACAAACCAAAAGACGAAGAAAAAGATGCAGGTGATAAAATGACCGCTGACGAAGAAAAGAAAGAAGATATGTATGCGAAAGGCGAGTACAGTGATGTTATCACCACTGAATACTTGAACTGGATGGAAAACACATTGAAGGGTGCTGGAGTAGACACTGACGCTGCTCGTGCTCACTTTGATGGAATTACAAAAGCAAATCTTGGTAGCACACCTGAGCAAATTGGCGACGGTGCAGACTACTTTGCAGGCCAAGTGAAGGGTCGTGCAACAGAAGGCGGCTCACCATCAACCAACGCTATTGGTAAACTCAACAGCGGTGGCGGTGGCTCAGTCGCTAAAGGCTACCTTTCCCCATCCGAAGTCTCAGCAGCAGACCTTGAGGCTGCTTACGAAGTTTACAAGGCTGCTTCTCTTGAAGAGCAATTCAAGAGCAACTTGGGAACTGTCTTTGCTGACCGACTTGCAAAGGAATTGAATGCTGAGGCCGAAGCACGAGCAGCAGCAGCCTTTGACGCACGAACTCCACTCGCTAACATTGAGAAGGCTTTGAGTGACCTAAGTTCCCGCATTGACAACATCGGTGCTGGCTCAGGTACAGAAGTTCGCAAATCACACTCCACTGTTGAAATCCCATCAACAGAGGCACTTGGAAACATGGATTGGTCAGAGGTACACCAATTGGCTAACAGCGTTTTCCACCAATGAGGAGGTATGAAACATGGCAAGAGAATACATGAGAACAGTAAACGATATGGAGCGATACTATTACGGGGCAGGCCAATCAATGGGCTACTCCTACACTGGTAGCGAACTTTTGAAAGCAGATGCACCGTTGTTGTCCACAACCGCTGGTACTTACCAAGCAATCTATGGGCGCAAAGTTTGGTCACAATTGAACCAAGAATTCAACGCATTCAGCATCCTCCCAAAGAAACCGTGGGACAGAAGCGGTTGGAGAGTTGTTACTGCTAAGCCTTCCTTCACCTCCGGTGGCGGAATTGCAGAGAACGGCACACTCCCTGACACCACCAAGCCAACCTTCCAAAATGTGGCAGCAAAGCCAAAGACGGTTGCACACACCTTTGACATGTCCGAGATGGCTATCTTCTTGAACGACAAAGATGACGGTCTTGGTGACATTCGCTCAGTCTTGAAAGAAGAAATGGGTAAGCATCACGCAGAGCACATCAACCGAATGCTCACCACTGATGTTACAACCCCTGCTGGAAACGATATTGAGTCACTTGACCGAATCACCACTGGTAACAACTCAATGGCATCCGGTACACACTACGACGCTGGCGATGAAGATTTGTACTCCATTGACCGAAGTGCAAACACATGGGCTTTTGCTGAGGACTCCGCTGACAGCGGTTCAGCCAACCGAACCCTTTCACTTGACCACTTGGATGAAACCTTCCGACTCATTTGGGAAAGAGGAGGCAACCCTAAAGTTATGTTGACTGGATATGACACTTTGATGCGAATTCAACAACTCCTCCAAGCACAACAACGCTTTATGGAAGAGAAGCGAGTCGTTCCAACATTCAACGGTGTGAAGGGTGTTCCCGGTGTTGAGGCTGGATTTATCGTTGCTACATACAACGGTGTTCCAATCATCCCAACCAAAGAGATGGCTTCCGATGGTATCAGCAGAATTTACATGCTTGACACTGATTACACCTACTTCTCAACCGCAAAGCCAACTCAATACTTTGAGTCCGGCATTGAGACTGGAGACCCATTCGCCATTAACCGCCTCGGTCAAGAGGGGCTTTACCGAACAATGGGTGAAGTTTGGACAACTTTCTTTGGAGGTCAAGGTTCAATCCGTGACCTACAGTGAGGCATGATGGAGAAAAAAAAAACAGGAGTGAAAAAATATGGCAGTAACATTGACAAATGGTGGCGGCTCAGAAACCGTTACTTTTACGAATGCATTTGAACTACAACTTTGGGCTGGTAGTCCTGTGGATGACACGGCTTGGCTTGACGGCAACGCAGGCGGTTCTTATCCCGGCTCGTTGACCGGATTCCTCGCATCAAACAGCGACGGGAACGCAGTTGGCGGCTACAAACTTGTTTGTGGAACTTTGGCTACTATCACTGACGCAGATACACTTTCTGCTGGCGGAGATGGCAGTAAAATCATCGCTGTTATCATCGGAGACACACCTGACGCAGCAGACGCTGTGACAGCAAGTGTTTCTGCTGGTGTTGTAACATTTACCGTTGTCGGAGGGCCAACCGCTACTTCTACTACCATGTGGGCAATTGTGGCTTGAGGTGAAACTCTTGCCTACAATTACCTACATCGGCCCTACGGTTTACCGTATGCGACCTGACTCAAAGGACAGTTGGATTAGAAAGCAACCAGTAGAAGTCAGCCAACAATGGCTTGACAAATACCGAATTGCAATCTGTAGCAATCCTACGGCTTTTCTTGTAGAAGGTGATGCAAACGCACCGACTGTAGATGAAGGCGCAGATGGTATTCCCGATGCTGGTTGGACTAAAAAAGACATTACTGCATGGCTTGAAGAGCGTGGAGTTGAATTTGGTGGATATAGCACCAAAGGTAAACTCTTAGTATTGGTTGAGGAAACTCTAAATCCAAAGCCTTCCGAGCCTGTAGTAGAAGCCCCAGCAGAGGCGGCAGAAGAAAAAACAGGAGATGAATAAATATGGCAGTAACAATTGACCCCCGACCAACCTACTTTGGAGACCGAATGATTATCACTGGTTCATACGAAGCAGGCGACACAAGTATTGATTTAAGTAGCCTATTGAGCAGTATTGATTTTGCTGGCGTAAATCCAAGTGCAGCACAGGCACAATTGACCACAACAGATGGCTCAAGTACAGACATTAGTCAAATGGTAGACAATTGCACCGTTAGTGGAACAACTGTTACAGTTGTATCAGCGAATGTTTCAAGAGACCCTGATGGTGGCGGTGTTGGCCCTGCTGTAGCCGGTGCAACCATTGCTGGAAGTTTCTTTGTTATTGGTCGTCGCTGAGGTGGTGACTGGTGACAAAGACAGCCTCGTTGCTTGGGCCTTACACTCATTCACAGGTTGATGCTGGTACTGATATTGAGGCAGCGATTATCGCAGCAGCGAGCACAAATACCATAGCCAGTGCTGAGCCATTTGAGTTTCGTGGGAGTTTTTATGTACTTGTCACCACCAATTGAGGGGTGATAAGATGGAATCCTACGGAAGTCTCGGCCTTGACGACATCGCTCGTCTACAGAAGCGTGGCATTCGCTTGAACGAATCCTATGGTGCATCAGTGCGAACTGATGAAGATAATCCGCTTGCAGGTGTTACCCTCAAGCAACGCAATCGTAATAAGAATGCAGGCGATGTCCTTAACATCGGCTCAGGCACGAGGTGTAAGCATTGCGGAATGCTTTACTTCTGTTGGGTAGATAAATGCAGGACTTGTAGCCAACCAGTTGATTTTAATTTAGGACAGAAAGAGTGATGCGATATGCCAACAGTGTTCAGCCCCGGTGAGCCTGAAACAAGGCCACTTGACCCTGACGCTATCGTATATACGACTGGTAACAAAGTAGCCGAACTACTTGGCATTGCTGCTGGCGAGCCTGTGCTGGCTGCGGCTGATACTGCCTCTACAGGTTTCTACATTACAGGTACAGACTTGCGAGAGCATGGGTTTGAGAGTGGTGACACTATCCTTGTGTTTAGTGATGATGACCCGCTTGGAACGCAGTTTACCATCACAGCCCCTGTTGTAGAAGATGTTAGTGGAACGAAATATGTCAAACTTCCAACGACAGTAGCAGGCTATACCAACTATACAACAGCGTCAAGTACCGAGATTCAAAATCTTACAATCTTTACTAATGGTAAAAGTCGTGGTGTAACGAAGAATATTGTCAATGACCATATCAAGCGCATTCAAGACCGCATTGATAACTTGACACATAACGCTTGGCGACCTTATTTAGTATCGGCTGAATACATTAACTTTGATACTTACAAGCCATATCGTCGTAGATACTTTACAGATTATGTCGGTACAGCGCCTTTGCTGTTCCGCAATGTTCAGCAAATTTTACGAATTGAAATATGGCAAGGCGATGACTATCGTGAGATTGGCTCAGCAGAGGCTCGTCTTGAAATTGCTGACTACACCGCACTTACAGGAGAATCACTCTATTTATGTCCGGGTGGCGGTGGTGTAGCGAAATTAGCCGTAGGCACTGGAACGCAGCAATGGGATAATCGCTTTGATAAAGTAACCACAGCGCAAAATCTTGCCGACCTTATCAACAAAGAAGATAGGGGAGGTTATACAGCCATTCCATTCAGTTCGGATGCCAGTCCTGCTGGTTCAACCTTTACATTACGAAATGGTTCAATTGATACTGATGTGAATGTAAATAACGAATTCCTTGCCAGTGCCAATGCGGATTACGGCAATGGTAAGTTGAAGGTAAGTAGTATGCGTCAAGCCAAAGGTGGAGAGAGTGCTACAATCGCTTCAACAGATAATACTGCTTTGACAATCACGCAGACCAGCAACATTGTCTTTGAAAATAATTATAATGTTCCGAGTATCGGCTCAGTCACAATCACAATTACAGACACAGATGGTTTGGCCGAATATGGTCTATTAGAGAATGAAAATGGTACACTCATTTACTACACGAGTAGAACAGATTCGTTAATTAGCGGCATCACTGAACTTGACGGGCCAGCGTTACCGACTGATGAAGGAAATTATAGTTATACATGGACTCAGCGACAATTCCAATCAGACATTGGTGCGTTCTCTGATGCCGGTGGTGACCAAGCCCGACTCAAAGACTGGTGGTTAGACCATGAGATGGGAATCATTTACTTCAATAACTCTTATCCTTATTTTGAATGGAATGCAGTAAAGGTAGCGTATATTTACGGAGAACGCTATGTTGAGAAGGCAATAGAAGAAGCCGCCACGAAACTTGTAGCGAGCGAACTACTGATGGCTGATGACCGCAGTGTGCTGATACCCGAAGGTGGACAGAACATAGATTTGGGTTCAAAAGCCCAATTGTGGCGTAGAGAGGCTATGGAAATCATTGGTCGCTACAAGGAAGTGGTGGTGTTCTCATGACCGCTGATTGGAAAGAGCCGCTTGAAACAGTCATTGATATTCTCAAGGCTGATTACGATGCGGGAACAGGGCTTGGCTGGAACAGAGCGAATACTGATAACATTAAGCCAGTGGTCATTGACATTGCCGCTGATGGCCCTGAGCGTGGTAAGCGACTTGATTTACAACGCCACGACTATATCTTGTGTTATGAAACAGCGATGAATGAAGAAGTTCCCGATTTACTTTACAACTTCGTTACGACACGAATGAATATTACAGTTGATATGCGTACATCAAGAGGTAGAAGTCGTTTGCGAAAAATGGAAAACGAGATGCGGAGAATTATCCATGTTAATCGCAAAGGTGACGGTGAGAACTTTGACCGTATGATTTTGAAAGTAAGAACTGATTTGAGCGACAGAACCAAGAAGTTGTTTCGTCACACCTTCCAAGTAGAGGTCGTTATCTTAGCGGAGTTGATACCATGAGCGGATTTGGGGCGCATTACAAAGGCGATGTCTCGGAAGTTACGATGGGGCATGAAACCAGTGTGGTTATTGAAAGCGGTCAGCCTCGTACTTGGACAGCAACGACCTTAGACTCAACTCGTGATTATACTACGATTGAGTTTCGTGGAACGACAGCCATTACAAACACCAGCATATTTGAGCAAACTAAGCCTATTCTCAAAGTTCCACTTGGAATGTTGATTGGGCAAAAGATGTCCTTTCATGCTATTTCATCGGGCGAAAATTCGTTTTCTTCATATTACAACACCGGCCTTAAGAGTAGAGTTTATACTATTGTAGACCATACACTTGAGACAAACACAGACGGTGATTTGGCTACTCACATCAAGATTGTTCCAGCATTCCCCACCGGCCTATCGGTTACAAGCGGAACAGGGGATGCTATTTTTCTTTATTCAACAGGATTACCCACGATACAAGGTGATACCAATTTCGCCATGACCAGTGCAGCCGATGGTTCAAAGGAAGTCAGTTTGATTGACCAATTCATCGGTCTTGCAAGTTTCATGACGCTGCCTGATACGAAGGTAGATTTGCACAGTTACCATGTGGTAGGTCTCGGTAGGCAAGTGGCTGTTCAACAAACTGGCAAAGTGCATCACATGGGCGGAACGCTGGAAATGCCGTTACACAGCCCTCGCTGGCTTTACTACAGTCTTGGCAGAGAGACTGTTAGTAAAGATAACTGCGGTACACGCAATCACGACGAAAGTGTTATCCCGACCATTTATGTAAATATTGAACCGGGTCAAGGGTTCATTGATGTTGCCAGTAGTAATGCGAGTAATATCGTGTTCGGCAGTGGGCCAACAAACGCAGCCGTAGGCGATTATCTTCTTATCAAAGATACAACGCTTGTGCCTACTACAACTTACAAAACACCGACAAAAGATACGGACAAATACTTTCCAGCAGAATCATCAGGCTCAGGGCTTGCCAGCGATGCGGTTCATTTTGAATGGACTGAATCAAGCGAATGCCGTAGAATTTCAGCCATTGAATATCTCAAAGATTTAGGAAGCGGAACATACCGATACATCTTCCGTGTATATGTTGACGACGGTTGGCAGTTCGCTCATACTACGGCTGATACTCTTGAATTGCGACATTATCGTGATGCCGGTACAGATGGTAGTCCAAATGTCAATAGCACACGAACCATCAACAACCATGTTAAACGCTTAATTTTTTCAGCAGAGACTATTCCAAGTTTCAGTATTGAACACAGTGTCCGTACACGAGATGTCGGCTCGTATAATGCAACAGGTGAGTCCGTTATCGCACCGGGCGCTGCTAACGATAGTAAACAATTGACGAGGGTGTTCAAAGGTTGTAAAGTCGTTGAATGGGAATTGACATCAACAGTAGATGCGGAATTGAAATATAGATGTGTCTTTGATGCTCTTGCGTGTTATACTGATACAGGGCGACTTGAATCTTCTAACAAAGGTGACCGATACACGGCTCATCGTATGTTTCAAAACACGGCTAACACTGCTACAGGTAGAAAAGCCAGTGGAATCGCAGCAGGTTCGGAGAAGCCGTTTATGTTTTACAACGGTACAATTACAGCCTTTGACCAAAATTTAGCATTCATCAGTGCATTTGAATTGAGAGGTAAGACTGGCGTAGAATTGTTTCATACCATTCAAAGCAATCCTGTAGCCGAATCAGTTGATGCTTCCACAAATATTAGCCTCAAGCAAATTCCCTACGGAGGCACACGCAACGCCAGCGTTATCCGTGAAGGGCGTGAAGAATTTGAAATGGAAATCACATTGGCTTTACAAGACCAAAATTTATTCCATGAGTTGAGAAGTCATGTTGAGCGTGGTGGAACAGTTGGCTCAACGGGGGGAACTATCATGCTTTATTTTACCAAGCCAGTGACAACAGGCGATGCTGGTGCAACTCCCAGCCTCCGAGTTATTATTGATGATTATTACATTACTGAGTTACCTATTCCGATGCCCGACGACAAGGGTTTGTTGTTCACTACGATGAAATTAAAGCCACAGAATGTGAAAGTAATAAGTGTAGATACCCTCTACCATTGTTAAGGGGGGAGTCAAGTGCCAATGCGGAATCTTATTTCATTGAATCCATTTTGCCACTTTGAGCGATTTACTTCACCCGAAGAAGAAGAGGAAGAGGGCGGAGAATACCTCTTTGACCCGGAGGCAGGTAAGGCCAGCGATAACCCGTTTGCCCACCTGCAACTGGAGGCAGCCCCCGTTATGGCGGCTACCGATATGGAAGTGAGTAAGTATGTCGGAGGAACAGAAGAAGAATAAAATTTACATTAACGATACCCCTGTCACAGTTACAGCGAAACGCTTGACTTTTTTTGATGTGCAGAAGGTAGCACCGTTATTTACCAATGTTGGTTTGGATTTTTCGTCGTATTGGCGACATGCATTTTCACATTGGCTCTCATACGAGCCTTCTATAGACATTGATACGCTAAGCCCAACGGAAGGGCAAGAACTCATGTCAATGTTACCTGAGCCTACTCAAATCATGGACTGGCTACTTTTTCGGCCAGCGAAGTCGGTCACATCAAACAGTTCATACACGGAAGAACTGTTAGCGAGCGGCTTCGCTACCAACGAGAAGGGATGGAGTATCTTTTGATGACGCATTATCATATGACGATTAACGAGGTGAGGGCATTGGGTATTACAGACGCAAAGCAATTACTTTACTGGGCGCAAGCGATGCAGGGTGAAGAACAAGCACCACAAGACGCAGTTTATTTGGGCTATGACAGAGTGCCTGCATTGGAGGAGTAAGTATGGTTGACGGAGACATTGACCCTCGCTCAGTAGAAGCGATGGAGAAATTCAAAGAATATAGCGAGCAAGCGCAAATCAGTATGCAGAGTCTACAACAACAGATGGACAAATTTACAAATTCAATGGCAATGACAAAGACGCATACACGAGATTTAACTGAATCCCTCAAAGGAATCAGTAACATACAACCCTTTCAACAAATGGAAGAGTCAATCAGAGAAGTTCAAAGTGGACTTGAGAAAACGATGAATCAGACACAAGCACCGATGAACAACTCACCTCGTGATAGACAAATAACGACGACTGAGCAAGAAGCATCACCGAATGTGACAGTGAATTTGAGAATAGATGTAAGTGGAGTTACTGATAAGAGTGATAAGCAAAAGTTGGCAAAAGAAATCAGTAACATGGTCACTAAAGAATTGAGAAGTAAAATGGGCGGTTCACTTACGCAGAGCGGGTTTAACAGGAGTGGTTGAGCATGGATGAAGGGGAAATGCTACCTGTTCGCCTCGTGCAGGAGAATGGTGATGTTATTTCCCTTGATGCAACCAGTGTTGATATTATCGTAGAACGGCAACAGAGTAACTTCGGAATACCCTTCTATGATGCAAAGCGTATGGGTATAGATGTCAATCAAGCCAGTGTAGGTATTGAAATACAAGGTGTAATGGTAGACGATAGTGGTCAAGAAGCATCAGCGCAGGCAACGGCTACACTGGACTTTTATCAACCGCAACAGATTGTTACATGGGGTCAACCTATTGGCGGTAGTAGCGGTGGTAATCCCAGTGGCCCGATTGCGTCTACTTTTAACGCTCTCGGCTCAAGTGGTTCGTTTGGAACAATCAGCGGTATTACTGGTAACATAGGTAACTCAGGTTCATATTCAGGCGGATTGGAAGTTCGCCCGGTGGTGGTATGACTGATTTTAATGATTTAGGTAATAAGGTGCTTCAATATTGGAATGGAAAATACATTGATTTTCCTGTTGCATATTGGACTGAATTGGGTGCGGCTTTGTCTAATCCAATTTCAAACGGTATGCAACTGTGGCTTAAAGCCGATTCATTGTCATCGGATGACAACACACCTGTTACTACATGGACTGATAGCAGCGGCAATGGTAGAAATGCCGAACAAATAAATCCAGTGTATCAACCTTTGTTCAAATATGAAGGTATTGACTTCAATGGCGTTAATCATACGCTTGAAGTACCTTTTTCTCCATTCTTTAACTCCGAAGAATTTACTGTTTTCGTTATTGCAAAAACTCACGATAGCAGTGGAAACCAGCCAGTTTTCAGTTCAACAGCAGGCACGACTCAAGGTTATGGTATCACGATAGACGCTACTAATAAAGATGTATCAGCCATTTGGTATGATGGCGCTGCTAAGCAAGAAATTACATCGTCATCAAACAGTGTTAAGACTGACAAATACATGTTTACTTACACGATGGATGACACTGATGCTGATTCGGAATCGGACACACCTGCACTATATCTCAATGGAACAGTCGTGCCAACTGGAGTAAGTGCCGTTTACGAGCCAAACGCCAGTGCTAATTTTAAAATAGGCACAGACGGAACTAATTTCTTTAAAGGTACAATATACGAAATTATCGTTTACAACCGTGTATTGACACAAGAAGAGCAGCAACAAGTAGAAGGCTATTTGTCTCTTAAGTATAATATCAATTTACCATCCGGTCATGAATATCAAGGAACGGCCACTTATGCACAGAGTAACAAGCATGTTCGTGTTGTATTTGATGACAAACTTGTGGGGAGTGTTGAAGAGCCTCATGGCTTCCTTAATCAATACCGTGATACAGAAATGACGGTCAGCGGTGTATCGGGAAATGTCATCAGTGTAATTGGCGGCATCCCTAACGAATGGTTTGAAGTAACTCAAAGCAAGCGTAAATATACTGTAGAATTTCGCAGAAATGGTTTACCAATTACAAGCAGTGGTCGCATTTTTTATGGTACTGTTCTTTCAGTAACGAGTAGTTCACTGACAATTATACCAAATATAAGTGGAGTAACTATATTAGAAGATGATGCTATTTTCATTAGACCTATTATGTATTCAAACAGCACATTGATAGGACAACCACGACGACCAGTGATTGTTGTTCCTATTCAAAATGCCGATACATTTGACGAGTTCGCTGACCCTGAGAAATCAGTTGGGCCGGAATTCCCAGCCCACGAAGATGGAAGTGCAAGAGATGACGGTGGGGGTATAGAGCGAACCGACGAATACATTACTTATCTTTTATCAAAAGCAATCACTGCAAGTTACCTTGATACGGCAAAAGAAGTAGACTTACTTTCAAACACCACAATGGATAAGGTGTTTACAGCCACTATTGGTGAATCATATCACGGACATAATTGTAGATTAACAATTACACAACAGTACGCCTCTTCACTTGGCGCATTGTCCGATACAATCAATACGACGCTCGGAGTAGGGCAAATGCCTGTCACTCAAGGTTTTTCAGGAGGTAGAAGTGGTAAGCGTGTAAAGAGTGCTGGAGACAAAGTTCAAGATTTACTTGGTATTTTAGCAAACAGTCAAAACTTTGTATCAAATCCTAATATCAACTGGATTAGTACAGCCTTAAGTCTTGGTGCTGATTTTATCAATAAACATGTATATGATAAAAATGCGTTAGCAGGTGATTATATTCGTGGAATACAAATCCCTTACCTTACCCATGTCACGAAGGGTAAGAATGCTCTTGATTCGCATGTAGCACAACGCAACTTCTTTTTGACAACGGAAGGAGATACAAGTGGTAAACTTTCCAGCATCAATGATATTCATTCTTCACGACTATTCTCGCACAATGCCGAAGGTCATTTGAAAAACGGAATTAGTGGGTTAGTGGCTGATGTCAATTTCCATCGTGAAGCGGAAATGAAAGCGTATGAGTTCAGTCTTAAGTTCATAGCAGCAGATGTTATTCTATGAGGTGTTTTGATGGCAATTCCAATACGACTTTTGGCAGGCTTGGAAAATGATATTCAAGTCAATCTAATTGCCCAAAGTATTGATATGACGGTAGAAAGGAACATATCGGCTTTCCCTACACCAAATAATTATCTTAAGCGATTTGCCATTGATACAAACACGCCAAGAATGACAGTTGAAATTCATGGAATTATCACAGATGATGAAGGTATTAACCTACAAAGTGTAGGTGCAGGGGAAAGTGCAGTTTCTACATCACCTGCCAAGACGCTAATTAATTTTGGAAGTCTATTAGCCACCGAAGCATTTTCAACCTACACACCAATAAGTTCGGCAAGAGAATTAAAAGGAAATGTATTAGCCCCAAGAGAGCATACTTACGGTAAACTTCGCACATCACAATTATATCGCAAAGAATCAACGGATTTACTTAGCGGCCTTCAAGGGGAAGGATTGGGTTCGTATGGAGGTTTGAATCCATATGGATTAGCCAAAAAGAGTACAGGAACAATTGTAGAAACAAATATACCTATTGAGCCAAATCTAAAATTTACAGGGGCGCATTCTATCGGTGCAACTGGGGCATTGAATGTTGAAACAACTTTGGGTTCATTGAGTATTACCGATAACCCGGATTTAATCGGTGCAGAGAGGCTTATGAGTGTTGGCGATAGAGTTGTTAATAAAAGTAATACTTTCATCGGAATTATAAGTGCATTAACTTCTACAACGGTTACATTTGAAGATGCGCTTACTGTTGCAATATCTGCGAATGACAAATTGTATATTACTCCTAAATGTTTTAATTCTAAAAACGAATTCGTAGGGTATGTCACTTCTATTTACGACGACTCTGCTGTGTCGGTAGGCTCTATCCCGCGCTGGTATGTTCAATTCTCTGATGTTATTGAAACAGATTTAATAGAAGGGGATATTCTATCATTTAACAAAAGTAACGATTCAGTTGAGCAATCGTTACATGGTGAATTCATTAAAATCGTTCCTTCGTATTGGTTAGAAGATGTTAGGCGCAACCCAATTACATCCTTATGTAGACGAGACAGTGGGATGGGGATTAATCAATATGGGCATGTCGGTATTCGTTTACAATTTAACGCAGGCCAACGACCAACCTTACTTGGCGGAACTGCTACTCCGACCATTAGATATACGACAAGCAGCACTTCAAGAGTCGGTGGTTTTGCCTATACACGAGATAAAGAAGATGCCTATCACTTTGATGCAGTGGTTTTAATTCCCATCAAAGGTATTGCGACAACTAATGGTAAAAACCCTGCCGTGATTATGGCCAGTCTTTTAGAAGATGCTTTGCAACTTACTGGGAACATCACTAATTTGAGTTTCAAAGTCAATGAGCAAGGTCAAACTTTATTTCATGCTTTCAAAGTATCAAGATACGAATCCATCGTTGTCATTGAACAGAAGTATATCCCTGATAATCCAGTAAGTGACCCTTAC